TCTCCACCCGGTTTGGAGAGGATATTCTAGCACGGTTGGCGCACAAGGCAAAGAGCGGTGTCAGGCATCTACTGACACCGAGTTAAACGGTCCGTGGCCAAAGCTGGTGGAATCCTGAGCAACTGCGATGGTGAAGCTGGAACCTATGCCGTCAGCCAATTGCATTTCAGTTGTGTAGGTCCAAGCGGGGCTGGTGACGGCGAATTCGCGCGCGACAACGGAACTGGACATGACACGAACCGTGTAGCGTTCCGTTTCCTCGCCCAGAGGCACCTCGGTCGACTGCCAGCTATCGCCGTCGATGCGGGAGCGCCTGATCCAGTTGACGATAACCGAGTAGTCGTTTTGACGGGAAGCGGTCAGGTGCGAAACCGAGAAGGGACGCAGCCCGATACCATTGAAGGCCAACGTCTGCAGCGACACGTTGGGGTCAGTATAGCCAGTTTCAGCGACACCGACGCGGTAGAAACGCTCCAACCCGCGCGAGGCGAAGGGCAGATTGATTTGCGGCACCAAGCTGTCGATCACGACAAAAAGGCTGCCGACCGGCCAAGATGCCGGGCTTGTCGCGTCGCTGCCGAGCAGTCCGCGCAACAGCATCGACAGCTCGTAAGTATCAGGAGCGACCAAGGTGGCGTTGGCGAATTGCACAACCTCCCAATTTTCGGGACTGCCGTCGCCGATTGCAGCGACATTGGCGCCGTTCAGAACGTCGATCATTGCGACCGAAGAAAGCTCGCCACTGGTGATCTGAGCCGTAAAGCGTGAGCCGCGGTCCCAGAGATCGGGCTCTGCCCGCCGCAGTTCGGAGGTCAGGATGCCAAGGATGGCGGGAGCCTGAACTGTCGTGTTCAGGGTATAGCCCGAGTCGGATGGCGAGCTCCAGATACCGACGGTTCCGGGCCAAGGGTCTGATGTTACCGCAATATGGGGCGATTGCGGGTTTTCGGAACCGGTCAGCAGTGGCAAGTCCAGAAAGGTAGCAAAAAGCGGCGATGGCGGTACGGGCGAAACACGGAGCGGCCCACTGGAGGTGTCCGTCCCCCGCAGATAGGCACCCGAGTCGACGCGGCTAGCGTCGATGTGCATTGCTTTTGCATCTTCGACGCTGTCGATGCGATAGGTACCGCCGAAAATGGACACCACGTCGCCGCTGTTCAAACCCAGTGCTGACTTTGGCAGGGTAAACCGCGTCGTATCTTTGGCAAGGCGAGCCTCGGCCAGCCAACGTTCTACGATGGCGCGAGCTTCGGTTTCGGCCAGCAGAAGGGCAAACTCGGTCTCCGAAACCGCTTTGGAGGTATCATCAGGAAAAACCGCTTCGACAGTTTTGACCTCGAAGTCATTTTCAGCCTCGATGTAGGTCAGCCGAACCCGACCTACCATTGAAGCATCAGCGGCGCGGATTTGTTCGTAGTTCTGATCGGCAGTTTCTGAGGCAACCAGATTGGCGGTATCGATCTGCCGGATAGGCATTCCAAGGCGCTGAAAGAAGGTCAGTGTCCCGTCAATCTCGGCAACGTCAAAAGCGTAGGCCAGCGACAAAGATTGCAGCTTGGAGCGCGCCGAACCCGAGCTTGCGGCGTCATGGCCCCGGACCACCTGGTATATTTGTGAAACGTCGAAATCCTTGACGGGGTCCAGATCGCGACAAAGCTCGGCGATGACGGCGGCCAGTTGCTGGTTGGTCGACCGCCCGTTAAGCCAATGACCCTTGAAGTAGTTGTCGCCATCGCTCCATTCCTCGACGTTTCCAGGAAACTCGGGGAACGGTCGCGCATCCCAAGCCCAGACATGGCTGTGATCGAAATCAAGCATCCGACCAGCGTAAAGGTTGGCTTGGGGGTTATTTTCGGCAGAACCCCAGAACGTCGCCATCGCGCGCAAATATTGCATTTGAATGAAGTCATCACGCTGGCCCGACGAAGCGCGGGGCAGAGAGGATTCCGACGACTTGGCGTCGATGAATTTGTTGGGTTGGTTGGTGGCTTTGTCGAGAGCGGCACAGCCATATTCGGTGAAACGGATGGGCTTCATCCCCGGCTGCCAGGACGTGGCGGCGGCGGACCGGACGCCCGCTATGCGATCATGATGATCGTTCGACCACCAGCCCTTTATATCCTTATATCGGTATATCCAATCCTCACCGAAAGCCAAATCCCGTATCTCGCGACGGTTCTGGTGCAGTTCGCCTTCGGACGAATCATAATACCAGTGGTAACCTTCGCCGCCAGCGACATTGAGCAATAGATAATCGATGTTATAAATCGACTTGAACGCTGCATCCAGATTGTCCGGACCGTCGCGCCAATCAGAAATGGGCATGTAGTTGTCGATGCCGATAAAATCGATATGCGGGTCGGACCACAGCGGATCAAGGTTGAAAAGGACATCCTCGCCTACATGATAGCCGAAATACTCCGACCAATCAGCGGCGTAGGATACCTTGGTGGCAGAGCCCAGGATTGCTTTAACCTCGGCCGCCAACTGCCGCAGCGCGGCCACCATGGGAAATGTGTTTGAAGCCGAGCGAATTTGCGTCAGCCCACGAAGCTCCGAACCGATGCAAAAGGCGTCCACGCCGCCGGCCAGGGCGCAGAGATGTGCATAGTGGAGTATGAAGCGTCGATAACCCCATTGCGCTGGATGGGCAAATGAGACGCCATGGCCAGAGGCGGAAAAGTCGGCGATGGTGGCAGCACCGAGGAAGGCGCCTACCTCGACGGCAGCTGCGGGCGTTTGGTCCGTTGTGCCAGACAGCCCCGGCGCCCGTTCCAGCGTCATCCGGCCGCGCCAGGGGAGCGTCGGCTGGGTGTCTGCGTCGGACCAAGGGTCAGGCAGAGTGTTGCCAGTTGATTGGTCCATCAGGATGAATGGATAAAACATCACCTCTTGTCCGGTGGCACGGATGGCCTGGATCGCTTCAATCACAGAACGGTCGGTAGGTGTGCCACCATAAACCGGGCGCCCATTCACGTAGGGGACAATGGCAGCACTGCTCCGGCTGACGCCCGACACCTGCCAAGGCATTTCAGCGGAGTCCGTCAGCGCCTGTTCAACCTTGGGCTGAATGGTGCAATGACCACACCGCAGATCGTCACCAAACCAGCTGACAACCAGCGAGACTGACTGGCAATTGGGCAACTCGTCGGTGAGTTGATCAAGCGAAACCTGGAAATCAGAGATGCCCTGCACCGTATGCATGTTTGCAGTTCGGCTGCGGCCAGGTGCCAGGTCAAAGCGAACTGGCGTTGTGGCCAGCGCATATTCACCAGACCCTGGGATCATCGCAACAGCACGCACGGATTGCTGAACATTGGCATAGGCATTGGCACCGCCACCTTGGGCGGACCGAATGACTTCAAAGGAGAACTGAGGGATGCGATTGCCAAAGCGTGAAAGCTGGAGACTTTCGATCACCACATAACACATGCCGCGATAAGTTGGCGCCATGCCTGCGCCCTCGACAGCCTCGATCTTGGGATCAGCTAATTGATCTTCATTGCCCGGATAAAACCGCAAGTTCAGACTGTTCTTGGCAATTTCGACCCCGTCCGCCCATATCCGCCCGACAGAAGACGCTTCGCCCCGGCATAGGGCGATAGCCAGACTGACGGTATAGGAAAACGTTTCGGTCGAGGATCGGGGGGCACCTTTGCCGCCCCCCGATTTGCGGACAGATTGCAAAAAGCGCGAGGCCCAGATGATTTCTCCGGCCACCCGCATGCGCCCCCAAACCTCTTGAACTGGCAAGCCGTAACCGACACCCGAAAGGCGAAAACGGTCTACACGTCCCACCTCGGTCGCGTCCGAGCCACCTCCCAGGATGCGCTGGTCGATCGACCGACCGACCGTGGCGCCAATCGCGCGTCCGATGACGGAACCGGACAGACCAAGCACGGTGCCCCCAAAGCCGGAACCCAACGCCGCACCGGCTGCCGACAGCAAGATTGTTGCCATGATTTTACTCCTGTGGGAAATCGAAGCGGGCGATTATCTTGCGCTGCCACGGCGCCGACAGAGGGGATTCGACAACGCCGTGGTCGGTATAAGAATGGATGAAGCTCGGGTACCCGTTCACTTCGGCGGCGATCCCGAGATGCTTCGCAACGCTGCCATCGCACATGCGAAATATAATGATTTCGGCCAGTTCATTGGAAAGAAGCGGCTTCGGTACCAGCCAGCGACATGCCGCAGCCAGTAACACCTCTTCATGCGATGGCTCTGCCCAGTCCGCTGTGTAGGCCGGGATTTGTTCTGGCTCTTTCCCGATCAGGTTACGCCAGATCCCGCGGATCAGGCCAAGGCAGTCAGCGCCCACCCCTTGAATCGAGGCTTGATGCCGGTAAGGTGTACCGATCCAGCACCGAGCTTCGGCTAAAAATGCGTCGCGGGAAATCATGTCTGCCGGCTCCCACCGTCATTGCGCTGGCTTGAAACCGGGTAGGACGCAACCCAATCCGTGCTGGGCACATGGGGGAAACCGCGGAAATTCAAGAAATTTGCAAACTTGCTCCGACAAGTCGTGGCCAGCTTGTCACAGCCCGCCCGCAAGCTGATAAGATCGCCTGAACGCGGCGGGACATCAAAATCGACCCAAAGCGTGACAATCCGCCGCCCGTCAACCTCACGGTCAAACTTGACGACCCCCTGCTGCCCCAGCGCCTGCCCGGACGTTACGGACACCTGGCCACGCTCGAACCATTGTGCCGGATAGTCAGGCTGAGCCTTAAGGATATATGAACCAGCGCTTTCAATCGACTGAATACTGGCCTCCAGCGAGAAGGCAGTCTGATCCAAATTGAACCTGCATTCGGCGTCGCCAAGCACTGCACCGCAATTTGACTGATACACTTGGCCCTTCTGCTGGTTAAGGATATCAGCCAACCCGCGCAATTCTACTTTGAACGACCCATAGCTGCGCTGGATTTCGCCAAAACTGCTGCGAGAACGAATGGTCCGTTGGTCCAGATTCGCCCAATTGACAATCCAGGTGGTCACCGATGCGCCATCAAAGCGCCCTGCCATCAGATCGCTCTCGGTAATCCCATCCGCACTGAACGCACCCGTCACCTCGGTGTTGTCGACTGCCAGACCAGAGGTGGATTGCAACGCACCCGCTGTCAGGCCGCTGTTGGCTTTGAAGATCACCGACTCAAATTCGACATCATTGTCATGATCGGTGAAACCATAAATCTGGCCGTCTTTCCGCACCACCATCCAAGCATGGCAGGTAGTAGCGGCGCCGGTAAGAAGATGCGCGATCAAGTCATCTTTGCTCGGCATCATATCCTCACTTCGATGACAGGAACGGCAGGGACCTCGCCCGCATTGAAGGTCGCCATCGATGTGTGAATGCGGTCCGTATCAAACCGCACCGGCACGTCGAATTCAAACCCTGCTGTTACGCGCACATCAATGTCGGGTGGCGATGCGAACGTAATCTGCCCGGTCGTGTCATCCACGACGAATTCCACGGTGTCGACTTTCGGATCTCCCGCCAGAGCCAAGCGGACGCTACCTCTTACAGGCTTTAGCACTGGCCTCGCATAACTTTGCTCCCCAGATACATAGGTCTTCTGCAGCTGAAACACCGTAGTCCTTCCGTCACCGCGCCCGATGTATTGGTTTAGCGGCCCGATATCCTGCGACGGCGAACAAGATTTGTAATCGGACCAATCTTTCCAGCGAAACGCATAAAGCTGACCCCGCCGCGCCTCGAAGAAGGCAATCAGGGTATCCACATCGTCCAGCGACCGCAGTCCCAGCCCGGCGTCGTAACGACGACGCGAGTGTTCCCACGGCGTGTTGCGCTCTTCGAATCCGTTAATCATCGTGACGATTTCGGTGCGACGTTCCGGTCCACCGGCAGAGCCAAAACTCAAGCTGGTCGGAAATCTGATTTCGTGAAAATTCATCTCATCCTCACCTGTTGCGTTGACCGCGAGCAAGCGCCCGCATGGCTTGGGCCGCGATCTGACTTTGGCTGCGCTGAAAGCCTTGGACATCGGGCGTGGAAATGTTCATCACCACCGTTACTTGACGGCCGCTGCCCGCAGCTTGAACGCCCAGACGTCCATCCGCACCACGGGTCAACGGCATGATTGCTTCCGGCCCCGCTTCGCCCATCAGCCCAGTACCGTTTCGCATGCCGAAACTGGTAGGCTGGGCTACAACACCGCCTTTGGCAAACGGCATCACCTGACCCTGCGAAAACGCACCCCCTTTTGCAAAAGGCATGGCGTTGCTCATCAAGGCATTGATACCATTGGCCAGCATTCCGCCGACGGCATTTTGCACGGGCTTCATGGCGGTATTGAACACGGTGTCGGCCATGCTCTTGGCGACTCCCTTCAGCGCATCAGACAGTTTCATGCCGTCAAAGACCACACCGTCAAATGCCCGACGCAACCCGCCACTAAAGCCCGCCGTCAGCGCACCCACCTCGCGTCCGGTAAAGACAAGACTGTCCTGCATTTTCGACAACTCGCCTTCAAAGGCCGAAACCATTGTGGCCGATCCCCCCAAGCTCGCCTCCAGCGCGGCGATCTGGTCCGTCAGATCAACGATATCCGTCATCTGGTTCTGCCTTTCCTGCATCAGGGAACGCGGCGGCCAATTCGTCGAGCCGCGCTCGCGTCAAAGCTGCTGGAGTGCGATCTGCCCCCAGCATGATCTTCAATTCCACGGGCGTCAGCCGCCAGAACGCATCGGGGGTCAAACCCAATCCATGCATCCCGGCCCGCATCAGTCCCGGCCAGTCGATGGCGCTCATGTGTCGTTGGGCAAGGCGAAAGCGCGTGCCAAAAGCATCGCTGCCACCCGCGCCGCCTCCATCGGCCCACCGCCAATTTCAACCTGCATCAAATCTGCCGGCGAGCCTTTCCAGCCCCCGCCCCTGAGGCCCGCAACGATCAACGCTAGAACATCACGCGTTGAAAATCGGTGCGTCTCGAACCGCTCCACCAAAGCGACCAGCGTTTCAGTCTCCAGCGCTGTTTCCAGTTCGGCCAGTGCCCCCAATGTCAGCTTGGCGACGTGAGCTCGACCGTCCAGTGTCAGCGAGACCTCTCCGGCATAAGGATTCGCCATCAGATCGCCGTAAAAGTCAGCAGGCCGGCTGACGCGAACGACATGTCGAACGTCGCTTCACCATTATAGTTGCCGGCATATTCGATGGCGGTAATCTGGAACGGTCCTTGGACAACGCCAAAGCTCGGGATGACGACCTGAAAGTCTGGCATTTCCGCGTCGAAAAAGATTTGCCGGGCCCTTTCGTCGGTGTTTGCATCCCGAAACACCCCCGAGCCCGAGATGGACGCCGTCTTGACCCCTGCCCCACCCAGCAGCTCCCGCCAACCACCTGCCGAGTCGAGCGAGGTAACGTCGACGGTTTCCGCATTGAAGCCGATCTTGGTGGCGCGCAAGCCGGCCATCGTCACGAATTGCCCATCGCCAACCAGATCCACCTTGATCAGCAAGTCCTTGCCGTTCTGAACAGCCATGTCATCTCTCCGTATTGAACCAAGCGCCCGGCGCCTGCGGTTACTTTGCTGAAAATGCCTAGAAATCGACCCTCGCGCGGAAGACCATGTCGATGCGCCGATGCTCGCCTTCCTTCAGGCGCCGCGCGACGGCCCGTATGAATGAAACCTCGACCACAAACCCCACCGACATGGTCAGACTCGATCCGACCAACGCCTCGCACACATGGGCGGCAATCGATTTGGCGGTCAAAAATCCCGTCTCGTCGCTGATTACCGACACCTGGAACTGATGCTCGGCGCCGGCATGGCCATTGTCGCCCTTATCGCTGGCGGTTTCCGGACCGAGCAGGATGAACTTGCCCTTGCCGCCACCGGGGGCGACGGCATCCACTACGGTCACCCCGGTCAAAGCCGAATGCGCGGTCAGGCGCGCATAGACCGCCAATTGC